GCTAAGAAAAGAGGTAAAACTACTGCTCTTATTTCAGCTCCTTCAATGACTCAATTTGCAACATCTCAGGATCCTTATTTCTGCGATACTTTTATCTCAGGTGTAGATCCTAAACCTATATTCTCAACTCAGTATATTCCTGAAGGAGGTAACCCAGATATGCCAAGAGCATTTAGATTTACTTTCCCAGATGAAGATAATGGAGCAAGATACACAGGAGTATTTGGACCATTCTTAAGATATACTCTAGGCGATACAACTATTGATGTACCACCTGCAGCAGACGTTTCTAACTCTTATGTTAGAAAATTCTTAGGAGGTGATCCTTATGCAATTGTTGCTAATCAAAATGGAGTTATTTCTAACCCAGCATTAGCAGGAGTAGAATATATGATCGATCGTTATGATAGAGATTATCTAGAACCATTTGGATATAACTCTATTATCGAGAGAACTGCAACTGGACAAATAATGATTTACGCTAACGTAACCTCATTCCAGTCAATAAGAAGTGATTATAATTACTTACACGTAAGAGAACTTCTTAATACAATTGAATTACAGGTAGATGAAGTTCTTCAGAACTATGTCTTCGACTATAATAATCCAGTAACTAGACTTAATGTAGTTAATTCTATTTCCCCAATCCTTGAATCAATTAAGGATGCAGGAGCACTTTACAATTATGAAATTATAATGGACGAGAGCAATAATACTCCTGAAATCGTCGATGAAGGATTCGCAATTGTAGATATTGGAGTTTGGATTACCAAGGGAATGGAGAAAATTATCAACCGTATTACTGTTAATAAATCAGGTGGATCTAGTTCTGGCGGTTTTACAGCAGTATAATTAAGATAAATAAAATAAATTAACTCAATATGGCTGAAAATTTTAAAAGTCAGGGGTCATTCGGTTTACCACACTGGAAAAATTCGAGAGCAGCGCAAGAACTATATGAACCGCTATATTTGAATCTATTTACAGTTCAAATATCCCTTCCTGTAGGTGTTGGCTCAACAGAAGAGAATACAAATCTATTGCTTGAAAATGTTCAGCAAATTGGAGGGCTTGAGTCTAACTCATTCCCAACAACTCCAGTAGGCCAATTCTACAAATGGGCTGAGAGAAGGTTTGCAGGTGCTAAACCTGATAAGACCACTATGGATATTACCCTCAATTTTGAGGTTAACCTAAATAGAACTCCTAGTGCATATGTACTAAAAACCCTAAGAAAGTGGAATGACTTAGTTTATGATCCACTAACTGGTAGAACTGGACTAAAAGCTGATTATGTTGCTCCTTGGGCCCTAGTGACCCTATATGATAGAGCTGCTAATCCTTTCTGGCAATGGAAACTTTATAATGTATTCCCAATTACAGCAATTCCAGCTCCTGAATTGAACTATCAGTCTGAAGAAATCTATAGAATTGAAGGTTATGGATTAGCTTGCGATTCTTGGGACGAAACAATTGTGTAACTTATATTTAACTTTAACTATCTCAAAGGGCTCATATTTAATATGGGCTCTTTTTTTGTGAAACTTTGGAGGTTTTTTGAGGTATAATGATATATAGATAAACCGTATAATTTTTAAAAATAATGAGTGAAGAAGATAAATTAAAAGAATTTGTTGAGAAACAAGAAGGAAGCCCCCTTCCAATGGCTAAAGTAACTCCTGTTAATAAGCCAGACCAAAAATCCGATCAAGTAGGAGCTCCAATTACACCAACTGATAAAACAAACTTGCCTTGGCAGAAATCTGCAGAGCATGTCGCTTTGGGAAATCAAATTGGATGGGAGCAGCTTAAATTAACAGATCTTCCAACACAAGGATTATTCTATCCAGAGGGAACTGAGATAGCTATTAAATCAGCAAGTGCTGGAGAAATTCGACACTGGTCAACTCTTCAAGAAGATGATCTTTCAGCTTTAGATGATATGCTTAATTATATTATCGAGAGATGCGCTACTATAAAATTCCCGGCTGGCATGTCTTCATGGAAAGATATAAAGGAGGTTGATAGATTTTATATTCTATTAGCAATAAGGGAGAGAACTTTTGTTAAGGGAGAAAATATGCTCCAGGTAAAAGTTTCTGAAAGCAAAAAAGTTGATGTAACCAAAAATATGATTGATTACATTACTTTTGATGAAAGATTAATGAAATATTATAATCCTGAAAAAAGGTGTATTTCTTTAACCTTTAAAAAGACCGGAAAAACAATTGATATTCATCTTTCTTCAGTAGGAGTTACCAATTGGCTTAAAAACTATGTTACCAGAAAAAGCCAAATGAGGGAACCTTTCGATATAGATTTTTTAAATTTTGCACCATTTGTTATTCCGGATTGGAGAGGACTCAATGATGCTTCTTATGAAAAATTTGTTTATGAATCGACTAATTGGTCGAATGCTGAAATTTCTATGCTCACTGAAATTAGGCAGATCTTTTCAGATACGATCGATCCTGTCATTAAATATCAGGATGAGCAAGGAGGTGAGCGGACCGTTCCGCTAAACTTTCAAGGGGGGATTAAATCTGTTTTCCTTATTTCAGATCCATTTTCAGAACTTGCGTAAAATCTATTTTATCCTTTCAGATAGGGTTGGAATACAGCCTTCTGAAATAGATAGATTAGAATTTTATATGGTTGAATATCTTCTGGAAGATTTGGAAGAAAAAATAAATGAAGAGAATAAAGCTCACAAGAATCAGGAAAGAGAATATAAGAAACAAACATCTTTGGCTCCTAAAATGCCTAAAGTTGGATCTACTGATTTTGGAGGCTTTAAAACTCCTAAAATACCTACTCCTAAAATACCTAGAATCTAAAGTGCCTTTCCGGCACTTTTTTTTGTGGGAATAGATATATAAATAAAATCTTATTCATAGATGCAGACGTCCACCGAATATCTATATCAAATACTTCAAGTTGTTGGCAGAATAGATCAAACCATGCGAAAAGAGAGCGGTGGTGCTGATAAAAAAGATGTTAAATTAGGTGGTGAAAGAACTGCTCCTAAAACCTCAATATTTAAAGGAGTTGGAATGCAGTTAAAGCAAATGTTCTCTGTAAATTACAAAGGATCTAAGAGCTTTTTTACTTTTACTAATAAACTTCTGGATTTAGCTGATAAAACTCCTGATAAAAATATTGATAAATTAAAAGTCATTACAGATTCCTTTAATGGATTAGCTTCATCTCTTCCAAAACTTACATCAAGTTTACAAGAACTTGCTAAAGTAAAAGAAAAGAGGATTAATATGGCTATTAATAATCTTGGATTGCTTTATGAGTTTATGCATTCTAGTGGAGATGGGAGAAAGATAAAAAGAGTTGAAAGAGCTATCAGGACTTTCCATGAGATGGCAATAGCTCTTAAAGAAATCGCTAAACCTATTAAAACTATATCCATGTCACTTATTAATTTAAGTCTTGGAATAGTTGCATTTGCAGCAGCGATATTAGTTTCTGGAAAATTATTAGGAGCGGCTGGTGCCGGGGGAGTAATTACTGCAATTGTGGGAATTGTTTTAGGATTAGTAACTGTTTTTGGAGTTTTAGCTTTAGCTAAAAAAGTTGTAAAAGATGGACAAACCACTCTTAAAGATATTGGTTTAGGAATGACTTTCTTAGCTTTAGGATTGGTATCTTTTGCTTTAGCTATTAATATATTACCAAGTCTCTTAAATACTAGCACTGTTATGACAGGAGTCCTCATGGTTGCTGGAATTATTGTGATGTCTGGATTGTTATTTGCTGGAATAGGACTTCTTGATAAATGGATAGAAAAGGGAGTGGGCGTCGCTGTTTCTATGGGTGTTGGAATGATGGCTTTGGCTGCTGGTGTTTTAATATTTGCATTAGTTGCTAGATTGATAACAGGTTTGGGTGATAAGGATGCTAAGAAAAAAGATGGAACTGAAAGATCTAAATTTGGTAAAGCATTTGCGGGAATGGGGCCAGGCCTTGGGGTGATGGGAGTTATTCTCGTTGGTTCTGCATTATTATTTGCTGGAATGGGTGCTCTAGCTGTAGTTATATTGCCAGGTATTGGAGTTGGAATAACAATGGCTCTTGGAATGATTGTTTTAGCTGCTGCAGTTAAAAAAGTGGTTAATACATCAAAGGAATTGGAAGGAGTAGATGTTAAAGAATCAGTGGGAGGAATGATTAGCGGAGTTCTTGAAGGATTTTTAGCTGGAATAAAAACTCTAGCTGGCGGAAAAGCTGTTGGAGAAGGAGGAATTAAAAACTTTATAAAAAATAGTGCTACTCTATTTGCTGGAGTTGGAGTATTAATGTCTGTTTCTATCGCACTTTCAATGTTTGCAAAATCGCTTACGGCATTTGCCGAATTTGAAAATATGCGAGTTATTGAAGGAACTGATAAAGATGGAAAACCAATATTTGGAGATAGAGTAAATGTAAAAAGCGTTGCTGATAATGTTGCTTATTCTATCGGAACTTTCTTAACTACATTAATTACATCCACAGAAGGATTAACTACTCAGCATTCAAAAGCTCTTAGAAAAATGGGAAGAGCATTAACTGGACGAAGAGGTATTTTATCTGCAGTTAATCAATTTTCTGAAATTCTAAAAACATTTGCTCAATTCGGCCCAGAAGGAAAGATCGGGTTTGTAGATATGGTTCCAGATGGAGTTGATGAAGATGGAAATGCTAAATTTAAACAAGTTGCAAGCACAGTTTTAATAACAGAAGTTGTTGATAATATTGTTTCTTCTTTTGGCAAATTCGTATCTGATCTAACAGATCACTCAAAAGATTTTGAAGTAACCGGAAAGCATGGAAGACGTATGTCTAATTTAGCTGAGGTTTTATTAGGAAGAAAGGGGATCGGAGGAAGAGAAAAATATGGATTACTTCAACCTATTAATGCTTTTGCTGAGACATTAATGATTTACTCTAAATTCGGAGCTGATAATATGATACCTAATATTGATGCAGAAGGAAAAGTTATTGGAGAACCTATTCCTGTAACAACCATAGCTGATAATATTATGTCTACACTTGGTGCGTTCACAGATGCTCTAGGTGCTAAAAAATTGAATAAAGATACAAAAGATGCTGAGAAGAATTTAAAAACTTTCGATAATATTATTGATCGAACAAATAAAATTGCTAAATCTGTTGATGGATTAACAAGACTATCTGCTACATTAACAGAATTTGCAAATAGTATAGGATTATTATCTACCAGTCTAGCTGGATTAGATGTTTCGAAAATTTCAGATATGTCTGATATAGGAGCTGCATATCTAAAGAAAACAAACGATTATTCTGTTTCAAATAAAAGAATAATGGAAAGCTATGCTCCTAATGCCCCCGCAGCAGCTACAACTACCGCAGCAACTCCATCTACTTCTTCTCAGGAAAGAAGATCAGGAACAACAACTACTAAGGCAGTCGAGCCTAACTGGGATAATATCGCTGCTCAGATTGGTCAATCTGTAGGATCCCAACTTGTTGCTGCTATGAAATCTGGCCAAATGAAATTTGAATTCTCCCCATCATCTTCTAATTCCGGAGTTATCGAATTTGGATAAAACTACTTAAACATTTTCACATATAAGTTATAAACTAACACTGAATGAAACAATATTTAGATTTGTTACAGAATATTCTTGACAATGGAGTAGAAAAAGAGTCCGGCAGAGCAAATATGCCCAATACAATTGGACTTTCTAAAGGAATTATCGAAATGAATTTGCAAGATGGATTTCCTTTATTAACTACAAAAAAAATGTATTTAAAAGGAATCATACATGAACTATTATGGTTTCTTCGTGGTGAAACAAATATCAAATATTTAGTTGATAATAATGTGAATATTTGGAATGGCGATGCTTATCGCTGGTATTTAAAATGGTGGGATGAGTCTGGATCGGAACAAGGTGGTTTAAGAAAACTAGAAACTATTGAAGAATTTATTGAGCAAGTAAAACAAGATTCAAATTGTTCATACCCTTGGATTGCAGGGGAAAAGGAATATGTGGTTGGTGATCTTGGGAAAGTTTATGGTTATCAATGGAGAAATCAACATGGAGTTGATCAAATAAAAGATTTAGTTGAGGATTTAAAAAATAATCCATTTGGAAGATATAAAATCATCGATGGATGGAATAAAGCTGATTTTCCTGATATGGCTTTACCACCATGTCATTTACTTTATCAATTTATTGTAAGACCCCTCAGTTTCGAGGAAAGATCTGATTTGGCAAGCTGGAAATTTGATAATTTAAAGCCCTGGACAAAAGAGGAATTAGATAAATTTAATGTTTCTAAATTTTATCTAGATCTTAACATGTATCAGAGATCCTGTGACACTTTATTAGGAGTTCCTTTTAATATTGCTTCAATGTCATTATTGCTAATGATTATGGCAAAAGTAGGAAATATGTTACCTGGGGTTGCAACTTGGATAGGAGGAGATACCCATTTATATATGGATCACCTAAATACTGTAAGAGAACAATTAAATAGAGAAACTTTTTCTCTTCCTAAAATGACGATAAATAAGGAGTTAAACAGTTTAGAGGATATTTTGGAATTAAAAATTGAGGATTTTGAATTATCTGATTATGAGAGCCATCCTCCTCTAAAAGCAGAACTATTTACAGGATTGAAAAAATAAAAGATATGAATGTCTCCTATTTGGGAATTTTTAAAGAGAGCATATGAAGAAGCTTATGATTTGCCTAATTTTTATTTAGGGATTGAAAACGAATTATATTGTCATGTCTTTACAATTTTTTTCTTAATAGCTCTTTTTACTGCTGTTGCCTTAAATATTAAAATGGTATTATCTATGAGAGGATCAAAGAAAGAAAGAAAAGCTTGGAAAAAGAAAATTGAAAAATCTATTTTAGGAGTTTTAGAAGAAAAAGATAAAAATAAAAAAGCTAAAAACTATTAATATGGCTATAAAGAAGTTAGGAATTACAATAAATGCCTTTGATGCATCTGAATTACTAGAGGATTTAATAACAGAGATTAGGGATCAGGTTGATTGGGTAGCTGCTATTTGGCAAGCAAAATCATATTGGAGAAATCCAATGTCTAAAGCTGACATGAATCAGCTCAAAGATCTTAAAGAAAAAGGCCTTATTGATGAGTTAATTGAATTCAAACCTAACTACACTAAATATTCTCGTGAGCAGGAGTGTGATAAAAGAAATATGGGTATTGATACTGCTCAGCAAAGAGGATGCTCACATGTTCTAAATATTGATGCTGATGAATTCTATGATGCGGATCAATTTAGATTTGCTAAGGATCTTATTGATAAAAAGGGATATACAATTACCTATTGTTCTTATGTAAATTATTATAAGGATTTTTCTCATTATTTAGTTTATCCATTTAGACCATTTGTTCCATTTATTCAATCAACATATTTTAGATATACTTATAATGGTCCAGCACCTGGACCAACGGATCCGACAAGAAGAATTAACAATCCATCCAATATAGGAACTTATTTATTTCCTGATAATGAAATCCGAATGGGTCATGCGGCTTGGATTCGTAGGGATATTAGGAAAAAATTAGTTAATTGGAGTGCAAAAAATCATTTTGATAGAAAAGTATTAGAGGATGCAGTTGAACGTTGGGAAAATTGGAAAGAAGGGGAAACAGCAATAATGCTTTTTAATGTTCCTGATTATAATGTGAAGGTTAATAAGTTAGAAACTAAGATCCATAAATTTGAAGTACCCTGGATGAAAGAGGCTAATCAATAATGATCTAAGCCTTTGTCTTGAAAGTCTTGTAGACGTGCTTATATGAGCTTATACAATGTAAAAAAGGACC